AACCTATCAGGCAGACCGTAAAATATTTACGGGCAGGGGGAAAGAATCTTACGGGCAGACCGTAAAAAAGTTTCCGGCAGCCCGAAAGAATAGTACCTCTATTAATACAACTAAAGAACAAGTTAAAGAACAATCTAAAGAAGAGGCGATCGTTCTCCCTTGGGATTCCGAACGATTCGCAGATATTTGGAGCGAATGGAAAGAAGACCGCAGAGAACGAAAAATCAAGAAGTACACCCGGCGCGGTGAATTGGCCGCGCTACATAAACTACACAACGAAACAAACGGAGATGAACAACAAGCAATCGAAGCAATACAACTCGCTATCGCCAACCAATGGCAAGGAATCTTCCCTCGACCAAAGAAGGCAACTCCAAAAGGCCCGAGCAGAGATGAGCTTAACAACTATCTCAAAAACGGGATTATTTAAGTACACGCCCGAAGAGTGTTGGGAGCAAGGAACGAACATCAAAACCGCGCTGCGGGTAATGCCAGAAGCGACCAGGGCGGCGGTTATCTCAATGATTAAAGAAACGGTGGACAAGCTCGAAATGAAGAAGACCCTTCAGAGCTTTGAGGATGTAGCCCTTTGCGCGGAGATGATATTCGAAGTTTTCCCCGTTTTGAAATTGGAGGAATTGAAGCTAATTTGTCAGCGGATGAGAACAGGTTACTATGGCAATTTCTACGAGCGTCTGAAGATGCAGGAGTTTCGCGATTGTATCACGAAGCACGAGGAGGAACGCGCCCCGATTCTCGAACGACAACACCAGCATATTACACGGGGAACGGACAACCCTACGAACGTCCCCGAGTACGATGCAGAAGCGGCAAAGCTCGCTTGGAGAATGAAGAACAACCCTTTTTTGATACCGGGAAAGAATGGGAATAGCGAAGACGAAAAAGAGACTTGATTCCATCTTCTCTCAGTTCATCCGCTTGCGTGGATCCAACGAAGAAGGTTGGGGAAATTGCTACACGTGCGGTCGTTTGAGGCACTACAAGGAGGTAGACTGCGGGCACTTCATCACCCGGGCGAAACTCGCCACGCGATGGAAGGAGGAGAACTGCCAGTTCCAATGTAAGCAATGCAATATGACCGGGGGCCAACAGTACGTTTTCGGTAAAAACCTGGATGCGCAATACGGCGAAGGAACGGCAGAAGCCATCCTCATCGAGAGCAACAAAACGAAGAAGTGGACGGTAGAAGAACTTGAGGAGAAGTGCCGATACTACAGAAGGAAAGTAAATGAAATCAAGGCACACCGAGGATTGGAATAAATTCCTAACACGGAACTATTCGAAACTCGTCCACGTTGCGAAACGATGGACGGACGATCCGACCGACCTTGTACACCACGTTTATCTCCGCTGCGTAGATAAGCGATATATGGAAAACCCCTTCGGGTACTTTGTGAAGGCGATGTACTTCGAAGCGACACGCGGAAAATTTAAGGAACTCTATAAAACAAACGATAATGAACCCCAAGAACAAGCAACAGAAACCGACCTCACCAAAGCCCTCCAGCGAGAACAACTGCAACTCATTCTCGACCGTCTCGGCTGGTTCGATAGAACAGTTTTCGGACTATATCTCAGCGGATGGAACATGGCTGAAATATCTCGACGGTCTGGCATTGGAGAATCAACCCTTTATCGCTCACTACACCTCACCCGAAAAACCCTGAAGAATGTTCTTCGTAACCGGACAGAAGAGGAATGATCGCCTCACCATTTGCCAAAGCTGCGAACACTTTGTACAATCGACGAAGAGTTGCGGCCCCCTGGTAACGGAAGCCTTTACCGACTCCAAGCTCTGCGGTTGCCATATGCCTACGAAAACGCGGTTAAAGGTAGCCTCGTGCCCCCTCGGTAAATGGGAAGCAGAGATAAAGAAAAGCGACCTCGACGCAATCAGGGAACTAATTGAGAACCCACGCAACGCAACGAACGGAGACCTCGCCGAACTGTACAGCAAAGCCACCGGAACAAATACGAAAGCCTCCCAATGCAGTAGCTGTAACCGGAGGATGTTAAACGAACTGAAACAACTCTTAAAAGATGCCACTACCTAAACCCAACAAAGGCGAGAACCGCTACCAATTTATGCATCGCTGTATCAACGCGGTAGTTACGAAGCGGGACTTCCCCGATGCAGATCAGCGCGTTGCGGTCTGTTCTGCCATTTGGAAAGAAGAAACGCAGGAATGAAGACGGTAACGAGCGTATCAGGCGGCCAATCCTCCGCGTATATCGCCGCCAATTATCCAAGCGATTACCTCGTTTTTGCTTTGGTAACTACGGAGGACAAGTCCTGCCAGCATCCCGACCCGTATTTACGAAAGCTCGTAAGCGACAAAATCGGGCGGGAGTTTATCGGCACTCTCGAAGAAGATGTTATCATTGAAACCATTCTTGAGCTTGAGCAATGGTTGCAGCAAGATATCCATTGGGTAGTTGGAGAACCGTTCGAAGACTTGATAAAACGAAAGGGCAAGTATCTCCCAAATATTATGGCTCGTTACTGTACGACGGAGATGAAAATAGATCCGATGTTTGCCTGGTGGAAAGAGACAATTGGAGAACCTGTAGAGATGCAAATCGGATTCCGAGCAGGAGAAGAACGCCGGGCAAAAAATATGCTCGATAAATGCGTGGACGGTTTACGACAATACAACAAGGTGGGTTGGCAAAAGCCCGCGTTCCCGTTAATCGACAACGGTATAAAACGCGATACGATCGTACAGTATTGGGACGATATACCCGTACCATTTGCAAAGCAAAACAATTGTGTGGGATGCTTTCACCGAAACGCGCTCGTACTGCGCAAAAAGTTCGAAGACCACCCAAACAAGATGGAATGGTTTAAGAACCAGGAGCTTCAAACGGGCGCACGATGGAAGAGCGAAATAAGCTACTCCGAGATACAACAACACAAACCACAAGCGGAAATCAACTTCGAAGAATGGGGTTGTGATTCGGGATACTGCGGATTATGAGCTACACGAAAGAAGAACGCGAAGAGATCGCGCACAATATCCGGGAGTTTATGAAGCAACCCAAGAAGGAGAAGTTCGAGGAGAAGCAATACTTTGACACGATTGGACAAACGGCAGGACTTCGGATGCTGCACCGAAGAGAGTACAACATGACCCACTACGACCGCGAATGGCTCGAAACCATTGCACGAGATGTTGAAGGCCGTATATTGCACCCATGAGAAACGCACGTAAAGCCCTCCTCCACGCGAAGAACTTCCTCTTAATTACGGAGAACGCCGAAGTAGTGCGACTCCATACGGGACCGGATCCCGCAACCCTCCTCCTAACATTAGCCGTTCATAATGTCGAATTCAGACAAACCCTCGAGGCCGTCCTCGTTCAAGCGCACGAAGCTCTCGGAGATCCGGGAGAACCCGAACAACCCTCGGACAATTAAGGAAGACAAGTTCGAGAAACTGGTTCGAAGCATCCAGGCCTTTCCGGAGATGCTCGAAGCGCGTCCAATCGTAGTCAACCCCGATATGATCGTCCTTGGGGGTAATATGCGCCTCAAGGCTTGCAAAGCGGCGGGACTTGCCGAGGCACCCGTTTACGTGGCTACGTGGGAAGAAAGCAAAGCGAAGGAGTTTATTGTAAAAGATAACGTCGGCTTTGGCGAATGGGATTGGGATATCCTCGCGAACGAATGGGATGCCGTAGAGTTAGAAGAATGGGGGCTTGACGTTTGGACTCCGGAAGAAGAACCGACCGAAGGCCTCACGGATCCCGACGAAGTACCCGAAGCACCGGAAGAACCAAAGACCAAACTCGGAGACCTCTACATCTTGGGGGAGCATCGTTTGCTTTGTGGGGACTCTACGAAAGCGGAGGACGTGGAGAAGCTAATGAACGGAGAGAAGGCGGATGCACTTGTTACCGACCCTCCCTATGGAATCAATGCAAACAAGCAAACACTCGGCAAAGGGAAAAAAGACTTTGAACGCGGAGGGGATTGGGACGCAACAAAACCAAACATCTCACCTTTGCTCGAGTACTGCATTAAGCAGATTGTTTGGGGCGGCAATTACTTCTCCGACGTGTTGCCACCAACAAACGATTGGCTTTGCTGGCACAAGAAAAACGACGGGCGCAGTTATAGCGAGTTTGAGTTGGCGTGGACGAACCTCGGTAAAAATTGCCGTTTGTTGTCGCATCATTGGGGCGGGGAAAACAAGTTACACCCAACTATGAAACCCGTTGCCGTTATGGAATGGTGCGTTGACATGACAGAAGGAACAATCTTTGACCCCTTTCTCGGTTCAGGGTCGACACTCATCGCAGCAGAGAAAACAGGGCGCAAATGTTACGGGATGGAATTAGACCCGAAATATTGCGATGTCATCGTAAAGCGATGGGAGGACTTCACAGGTAAAAAGGCAGAGCTATGGAAGCCGTAAAAGTGAACAATCGGAACACTAAAAAAGAGCAGATGCTCGAAGCCCTCGAGAAGTCGTTGGGCATCGTATCCACCGCTTGTAAGATGGTAGACGTAGGGCGAACGACTCATTATCAATGGCTCAAAGAGGATCCGGAATACAAGAAAGCGGTCGAATCTATCCAGGACGGCGTTCTCGACTTCGCAGAAAGCCACCTCTACAAGCTCGTTAAGGAAGGCAACCCCGCCGCTACTATCTTCTTC